GGTGGCTGGAAAGTTTTCCAGGTTCAGAACTTCTGAAGATCATTTTGCTGTCACGCAAGGTGACGGCGATTCTGCCGCGCAAGGCGGCCAGTTGGAGTGATCAAAATGACGAAGGGTGGAGCACGCGCACGCTCTGGGCCGGCGCCCGACCCCAACGCCTTGCGGCGTGATCGGGATGCCGGCGAGTGGACTGTCCTTCCTGCTGATGGCCGCCTGGGCGTAACGCCTGATTGGCCGCTGACAGAGGAGAGTGTCCGGGAAGCCGAGCTGTGGGCGGACCTGTGGCGGAAGCCGCAGGCCATCATGTGGGAGCGGTTCGGCCAGGACGTCGAGGTGGCGTTGTACGTGCGCCGGCTGACTGAGGCCGAACTGATGGATTCCCGGGTGAACTTGTCGACGCTGGTCCGTCAGATGGCGGACTCGCTGGGGCTGACGACGCCGGGCATGCGGGCGAACCGGTGGCGGATCACGGCCGAGGAGGCGCCGCGGCCAGCTACGACGGGACGGGCGGCGCCGGCCAGGTCGTCGTCGCGGTCACGGCTGAAGGTCATCCCCGGTGACGGGGTCTGAGTTCGTCGTCGACTTCCCCACCCTGTGGGTCGCTTGCGACTGGATCGAGGCGCACTGCCGCGTCCCGGACGGCTTCCGCAAGGGCGACCCGTTCGAGATGTACGACTGGCAGCTCTGGTGCACTGCAAATCACTACCGGGTCAAGCCGACGGCGAAGGTCGGGCAGTTGGCTCCGGCCTTCCATAACCGGCGTTCTCAGTGCGTGGCGCCACAGAAGACGGGCAAGGGCCCGTGGACTGCGGCGATCTGCGCGAACGAGGGCGTCGGCCCCGCCATCTTCGACGGGTGGGCGGAAGGCGGGGAGGTCTACGACTGTCGTGATCACGGCTGCGGCTGCGGATGGCAGTACGAGTACCCGCCGGGTGAGCCGATGGGGATTCCGTGGCCGACACCGCTGGTGCAGATTACGGCGTTCTCGGAGGAGCAGACGGACAACGTCTATCGGCCTCTCCAGTCGATGATTCGCAACGGTCCGCTCGGCGAGCTGATGCGGGTGGGCGAGCAGTTCATCCGCCTGCCGAACGACGGCCGCATCGATGTCGTTACGAGCAGCGCCCAGTCTCGCCTCGGCAACCCGGTGACGTTCGTCCTCCAGGACGAGACCCAGCTGTGGACTGTGGCGAACAAGATGGACCGGGTGGCCACCACTCAGCGCCGCGGCGCGGCGGGCATGGGTGGCCGGACGATGGAGACCACGAACGCGTGGGACCCGTCGCAGGACAGCGTGGCCCAGCGCACGTCAGAGGCGAAGGTCAAGGACATCTTCCGGTTCCACCGGGTCCCGCCGGCGTCCTTGTCGTACAAGAACAAGGCCGAGCGCCGGCGGATCCACCGGTACGTCTATCAGGGCTCTACGCATGTCGACCTCGACGCCATCGAGGCTGAGGCTGCGGAGCTGATGGAGAAGGATCCCGACCAGGCGGAGCGGTTCTTCGGGAACCGAATCGTGTACGGCGCGGGTTCCTGGATGAACGGCGACGCCTGGGATGCCCTGGCGGAGCCGCGCGAAGTGCCGGACGGCACAGCGGTCGTGGGCGGCTTCGATGGTTCCGACATCGATGACTGGACGGCGCTGAGGCTGGAGACGTTGGACGGCTACCAGTTCACCCCGCCGTTCGGTCCGGACGACCTGCCGACGATCTGGAATCCCGCCGACTACGGGGGCCAGGTTCCCCGGCTGGAGGTGGCCACGGCGGTCGACGAGGTGTTCGCCCGCTACAACGTGGTGCGCCTGTATTGCGACCCGCCGTACTGGGAGTCCGAGGTCGACGCGTGGGCTGAACGGCATGGAGAGAAGCGGGTCGTCCGCTGGTACACGTACCGGACGGTCCAGATGCATGCCGCTGCCGAGCGCCTCCTCACGGACGTCACGAAGGCCGACTCGGCATTCCGTCACGACGGCTGCGTGACCACCGCGGCTCACGTCAGGAATGCCCGCAAGGCGGCCCGCACGGGCGGCCGGTACGTCCTGGGCAAGGCCAGCCCCTCGCAGAAGATCGATGCCGCGATTCCGAGCATCCTCGCTCACGAGGCGGCCGGCGACGCGGTTGCCGCTGGGCAGGCCCGGCCGAAGAAGAAGTCCAAGATGCTGATCATGAGATGAGGTGAGCCGTGGAGCGCACGGATCTGCAGTGGCTCACCCATCTGATCAAGTGCCACGACAAGGAGCTCCCGGAGCTTCGGCGCCTGAACGCCTACTACGAGGGCAATCAGCCCTTGTCGTACATGGCGCCCGAGTTGCAGGCGGAGCTTCAGGAGACGGTCCGGCAGGTCGTCATCAACTGGCCCCGTTTGGTCGTTGACTCCCTTGAGGAGCGGCTCGACGTCGAGGGTTTCCGCTTCCCGGATGAGCCCGACTCGGACAAAGAGCTGTGGCGGATCTGGCAGGCCAACGACATGGATGAGCAGTCCCAGCAGGGGCACCTCGACTCCCTGGTGATGGGCCGGGCCTATGTGGTGATCGGGACGCGTGAAGCCGACGAGGTCACGCCGCTGATTACGGTGGAGTCGCCGCTCGACATGTACGCCGAGTTCGATCCGCAGACCCGCGAGGTGCGGGCCTCTGTGAAGCGGTGGAGCGACGAGACGGAGGATGGCCGGGTCGAGCACGCCACGCTCATGCTCCCGAACTCCAACAGCTGGTGGCTGAAGGAGAAGGGCGTCTGGATCGAGGATCCCGATCACCCCAAGGATGAGCACGGTATCGGCGAGGTCATGGTCGAGGTGCTCGCGAATCGGCCGCGCCTGAAGTGCCAGAACGGCGTCTCGGAGCTCACGGACGTGATCCCGCTGTCGGATGCGGCCTGCAAGATCGCCACCGACATGATGGTGTCCGCTGAGTATCACGCGACGCCGCGGCGCGTCGCCTTCGGCTTCGGCGAGGAGGACTTCGTGGACGCCAACGGCCGCAGGGTCAGCGCGTTCAGCCGGATCATCGGCCGCATGTGGGCGACGGAGAAAAACCGCAAGGAGGATGGCGCCGACGTCATCCAGTTCTCCGAGGCGAGCCTCAGTAACTTCCACGAGACGATCAAGCAGTTGGCCACGCTCGTCGCCAGCCTTGCGGGTATGCCGCCGCACTTCATGGGGCAGGCCACCGACAACCCGGCCTCGGCTGACGCCATTCGGTCGGCGGAGACCCGGCTGGTGAAGCGGGCTGAACGTCGGCAGCGTCGCGCGGGTGGGACCTGGGAGCGCGTGAACCGCAAGGTGATGCGCTTGCGGGACGGTGTCTGGAGCGATGAGGCCCGCTCGCTGGAGACGATTTGGCGGGATGCCTCAACGCCGACGGTTGCCCAGGTTGCTGATGCGGCGGTGAAGAAGTTCACGGCGAAGATTGTTCCGCTGCGGCAGACGCGGGAGGATCTGGGTTATACGCAGGCGCAGATCGACCGCATGGAGCAGCTGGACCGCGAGGCCGCTGAAGACGCGATGCAGCGCATCCTGGCCGGTGATCTGGCGGCACTGGACGCGGGTCCGAAGCCGCCGCCCGATGAACCGGTCGTCCCCGAGCCTGATCCGGTGGCTGCCTGATGGCCACGCCGGTACAGGTCCGGAGGATGTCACCGGAGGAGCTTGCGCAGGCCTACTACTTGGCGCAGGCTCGGCAGGCCCGCAGAACGGCAGACAGGGTTCAGGCGCTTTGGCGGGAGCTGGATCGACGCGACCTCACTGGGTCGTGGGAGTCCCTGGTTGGCCCGGAGGTCGTGCGCGCGGTCGCGCTGGGTCAGGCGGCTGCGGCTTCGGGTTCCGATGAGTACGTGAGTGCTGTGGCTGCGGCTGAGGGAGACATCCCGGACGTTTCTGGCAGGGTCCGTGTCGCGGCATTTGCTGGCCGTGCTGCGGACGGGCGGGCGCTGGATTCGCTGCTGTACCTGCCGGTCATCACGACTAAGGAGTCGTTGGCCGCTGGTCTCGATGAGACCGAGTCGATGATGCGCGGACTGAATCAGCTCCTGCGGATGGCTGCCTCGGAGGTCGCCGACGCGGGGCGGGGTGCGACAGGCGTGGCGATCACGGCTAGCAGGACGATCAACGGCTATGTACGGGTCCTCAACAGCCCATCTTGCGCGCGATGCATCATTCTGGCCGGGAAGGAGTTCGGGTGGAACGCTGGCTTTCAGCGCCACCCCCGATTACCGATGCGACTGCGTTCACCTGCCAGCCAAACTGATCAAGCGGGGTAGCTACAGCACTGCACGGTTCGACCCGAAGGCCTACTTCCAGGGCCTGTCGGCATCCGAGCAGAATCGCGTCTTCACCGCGGCAGGCGCCCGGGCGATCCGTGAGGGTGCCTCAATGACTTCGGTCGTGAACTCGCGGCGCGGCATGTACACCGCCGACGCCTACAGGCGGACCCTGGCGGCGACGCGCGAGGGAACCACCCGGCGCGGCGCCTTCTACCGCGCCGAGAGGGCCGCGGCCATTGCCCGCGGTCGAGTGCCTGCCTCTGGGCGGGGCTTTCAGCTCCGCACCCCTCGTCTCCTCCCCGAGGAGATTTACAGACTCGCCGGAAGCCGTGATGAGGCCATCGCGATGCTCCGGCGCTTCGGCTACCTCGACTAGCCGACCTTTCAGGGCCTGCGCGCAAGGCGCAGCCCGTCCCGCAACGGGAGTTCACCCCATGCAGCACACCCGACAGAGCTGGCTGTCCGCCGCCCATGGCGCGGACTGGTTCCAGCTGGACCGTCACGACGACCCCGAGCCGACCGATCCGCCGGAGCCGGAGCCCGAAGGGGATCCGGAGCCCGATCCGGAGCCTGAGGGAGCCGACAAGCTCGGCGACGCCGGCAAGAAGGCCCTGGACCGCATGAAGGCCGAGAAGGCCGAGGCTCGCAGGGCGGCAGCCGCCGAGAAGAAGCGCGCCGACGAGCTGGCCCGCAAAGTCGCCGAGTTCGAGGATCGCGACAAGTCCGAACTCGACAAGGCCACCGACAAGGCCCAGAAGCTGGCCGAGCAGGCGGCCAGGGCCACGAAGCGCGCCGTCCTCGCAGAGGTGAAGGCGGCAGCGGCGGCATTCGCCGATCCGGAGGATGCGGCAGCGTTCCTCGACCTTGCGTCCTACGCGAGCGACGACGGCGAGATCGACACCGACACCATCGCCGCCGACCTGGAAGCGCTCCTGGAGCGGAAGCCGCACCTGCGGCGCCAAGCCCCGGAACCGCCGAAGCCGCCCGCACCGAAGCCCGACCCGGGCCAGGGACCGCGACCCAACGATCCGCCCGCCGACTTCCGTACCGCGACCCGGGATGAGCTTCAGGCCGAGCTGGCCAAGAGCGTCCCCGGCTTCCGACTGCGTTGATCCGCATCCGAGCCCGCCTGGGCGACGGCCGTACTTCTATCGAGGTCGACGGTCATGAGGAGCACGCGGAGGCCGGTCGGGTCTGCGCCGCGGTGTCGGCTATTACCCAAACCGCGCTGCTGGGCCTGGAGCAGGTCGCCCTGCAGCACCCGGACCTCGTGTCCGTCGAGATCACCCAGGAGTA